GCGGTGAAGCGTTGCGGTGGGGTTAGGCAAGGCGAAGCCGGGCGGCGGCAAGGCGGGCGCGCAGGTCCGCCGCGCGCTTGACGGCGGCGGCGGCTTCCTCAAGGCAATACAGGTGGCCCGGGCTTCCTTCCCCCATGTCCCGGGCGGCGGCTTCCGCACGGTGGGCGGTGGACTGGACTTCGCACCGCGCGTTCCATTCCTCATTCACTAGGCATTGCAGGTCCACCCCGGAAAGCGGGGCGGCTTCGGCGGCGGTGCGGGCTTCCGCAACCCCTTCGGCGGCGGCAATCAAACGCTCCCGGGTTTCAATCGAAGGGCCAGCGGCGGGGGCGGCGGCGGCGGTGGCAAGTTCGGCTTCGGCGAGGCTGGCGGCGTGGGCGGCAACCGCTTCCCGGTGACGGGCAAGGGCGGCGGCGTAAGCGGCAAGGGCGGCGGGGTGTTCCGGGCCGTGGAAGCCGTGTTCCCGGGCGGCGGCATCAACCGCAAGCGAAGCGGCTTTGACGGCTTCGGCGGCGGTGTCCACCGGGTCAGGCTTCGGGGCGGTGTTGACGGCGGCGCGCGCAAGGGAAAGCGCAACCGCAAGCCGCTTGCCTTCCGCCGTGGCGGGGCGCGGGTCGCATTCCGGGTCAATCCCGGCGGCAACCGCCGAAGCGGTGCGGGCGGCGGCGCAGGCATCAAAGGCGGCTTGCGCGGCGGCAATCATGGCCCGCGCTCCGGCTTCCGCTTCCGCGCGCTTCGCTTCGGCGGTGATCACAGGGGCCGGGGCGGCTTCGTCCCGCAGGAAAGCGGCGGTCGCTTCGGCGGCGCGAATGCGGGCGGCGTCGCGCTGATCGCGCAAGGCGGCAAGCGCGTATTCACGGCGGGACATGAGGCGGTAAGCCTTGAGGCGGGCGGCGTGGGCGGCGGTGGCGGCTTCACGGGCGGCGCGGCCTTCCGGGGTGAGGTAGGTGACGCAACCGGGCTTCGCTTTGACAATGGCGGCAAGCGCGGCGGACTCCGCTTGCTTCGCCGCATCGTGGACGGCGGCGGCGGCGGCGTGGGCGGCGCGGGCTTCGGCGAGCGCGGCGCGCTTCGCTTCAATCCTCTTGTCGAGGTCGGCGGGGGTGATTACGGCGGTGGACTGGCGGGGGGTGCGGTGTTTCATGGCGGCGTTACCCTAGGGCCGCAACCGCACCGGGCGCAAGCGGAAAGCGTGGGGAGTTTACGGGGGCCGTTACTAGGGCGCGCGGACGGGGTGCAAGCCGGGGCCGGTGATCACTCCGCAACCGCACCGCAAGCCGCCGCCGTGGCCCTACGCCGCCCCACACCGCCCGCACCCTGCCCTTCCCCTTCCCCGCGCCCTATCCCCACCGCCACGGGCAACGGCGAAGCCCGCAAGCCCCACCCCGTCCGGCGGCGCGATCTCCCGCCCCGCCCGCACCCCGCGCCGCGCCCCATGCCGCCCCGCTTCCGGCCCGCTTGTCGCGCGGACTTTTACGGACTTTTTACGGGCCGGCTTAACCGAGGCAAACGGGTCATGTTTCGGACTTTTGACGACTTTTTTACGCGCCTTTTTCGCGCTTTTTTGTCGGCCACAAATCCCGAAGCGGTCGAACCTCGGAAAACAGGGTTTTTATGCCACTTTTCCCCACTACCACCCCCGAATAAGACATCTATTTAGGGGTTTTTGCAAGGGGGGGGCTTTAGCCCTCCGACCCCGATGAATACCGGGGAGTAAAAAGGCCAAAATCAGTCGTGGATAATGAAACGCCATAGACATGACTATAACCACGACAGTATCCATGAGTGTATCCATCAATCTATTTACTGTATCCCCTAAAGGGGATAACATAAGTAAATAGTATAAGGGTTTCACCCTTAATTGGCTTTACGCCTTTTAGGGCTTGCCATTAAGGGTGACCCTTATGCAACATCAACCCGATGAGCCACCACGAACCCGATCAGCCGAACCCGCCGCGCCGCCGGAGGGGGAACCCCAACTTCGCCCGCAAGCCTAGCCATTGGCAGGAGATGTGGAAAAAGCACCCCGAGCGTCTCCGTGAGAATATCACACGGATGTGCGCCGCCCGTGAGGCGAAGGCCGGAGAGCGTGGTCGTCTCATCCAAGCCATCTTCGACATGATGCCGACCGAGCCAATGCGCCCGTTTGAGTTGCGGGATACTCTGGCCCTGCTGTGGCGCGAGACTTACGGCGAGACGCTGGATCGCAAGACGGCTTGGGCCACGGTGAAGGCGGCACAGCGGCGTGGGATGGTCGGGCAGACTGACGACAACCTGTACTTCGTCCGGCACAGCGTTTGACCTGTTGACTGGATACAGGTTGTCGGCATGACTGTGGCTACATTGGTCATCGACAACCACAGCGACTTCGTGCCGGAAGGTCTTGAGAGAGACATCATGGAGTTGCGGCGCGTCGCCAGCCGAAACATCTTCCGCGCCTGCCAGATACCCGACAGCGAAGTGGCGGCTCTGCTGGTCAAGGAGGCGAGCGTGATGATGACGGTCGCCGTCAAGGTGGAGGAGATGCTGGAACGGCTATGAGCAGGCACACCGAGATGGTGGCGATCTACGCCGCATGGTGGAAGCGATGCACCGCCGAGCAGAAGAAGGCTTTGATTGAGACGGGCTTCGACCCTACGAACCCGGGACACAGCGGCATCGGGATGGCCTTTCGATATGTGGACTCCGACAACGAACTTCAGTACAGCGAGGACGGCGATGTGGTGTCTAGCCACGGGCCTCGGGGTTACAATGTGGACTCCATTCGTAAGCGCGATTACCGACATGACGACTTCAACACGCAGAGCGTACCCGACATGACCGACAGGACATACACGAAGGACGAGGTGCTGGACATCATCGCCAAGATACTGTCGGTGCTGGGCGATAGCGACCATCCCGAGAACCGCTTGCAGGCGACCTGCATCAAGTTGGCGGTAGGGATGCCGGGACAGCCGAACATGACTGCCTTGGCGAAGGAACACGATCTCACGCGCGCGGCGGTGAGCCTGCGGGTCAAGACCATCCAGCGGAAACTCGGGTTGCCGCCATCGGTCTACATGAAGTCCGAATACGCTTGTGCGAGGCTGAAGAAGAAGAAATGAGCAACAAAGAGATTGGCTTCCTAATGCTCCTTGGCCTAGCCATCGGTAACATCCTTTGGGTCTGGGGCCGCATCGTCATCAACTCAATCGAAGCGAAGGAGTGGAAAGAACTGTTCTGGGTACACACCATCATGGCCTATGTTTTCTTGGCTATCTACTTCCTCTGCACATGAGCGTCATCTACACAGGAGTCCCCGGATGGGACATTGATTGCGGAGACTTGTCCGAGGACATCTACCCGGGCGATTATGTCTGCACCATCGACATGGAGGGGATCCAGCGGAAGTCCGACAAGTTGCCCGAGGTCGGAGGAACGATTAAGTACCAAGACGAGTTCCTTGAGATTGTCTCGGTCCAGAGCGATGAGAAGTTCTTTACCTCACGCAAAACTTGGTCCCGTTCACGCGCCATGTGGGTGCGTAACAAATATCGCCGTGTCTACCTAAAGTGTCAGCGCAAGATCAAGTACCATATGACCCGCACATGAGCGACCGCCCACGACCCATCGACATCGCTGGAAGGCTTGGCATCTCCAAGCAACTGGTCAACGCCTACATAACCCAAGGGATGCCCATCGACTCCATCGAGGCGGCGGAGTCTTGGGTCATGTCGAGGCGCGCCGTCCGGGGCGGGTCGCAAGCCGGGGTCACCAGCGACAGGGACTTCAACGAGACGGTCGAGCGTCAGCGCGAACTGAAGGCTCTGGCCCACCGCAAGTACCTAGACGACCTCGCCAACGACTCGCCCGATGCCAGCAAGTCGTACTCGACCTACGACAAGTTGGTAAAGACGCTCATCACGATGGAGAAGGAACTCCATGCGCGACAGATTGCCAGCCGTGAGTTCATCCGCACCCAGACCGCCATCGAGCGTTTCGGCAAGATACTGACGAACCTCCGCAACGAGTTGACCCAACTTGGCACCAAGGTGGCCTCTAGGGCGAACCCAGACCACCCGGGTCGAGCGTTGAAGGCCATCGATGAGGAGATCACCCGTATCCTGTCCCGTGTGAGCGAGGCGGTGGCGGAGTCCGAGGAGGAGGTCAAGATGCCCGAGGCCGACCCCACGGAAATCGAGGCGACCGCCGATGAGGTGGACGACACCGAGGAATGAGCGACCAGACGGCTGACCTCTACGAGTCGCACCTTCGGGCGATGTTGGCTCCAGACCCCGATGGCGACATCGTGGACTGGCTGGAAGCCAATGTTAAGAATATGCCCGGGCCGATGCCGGGTGCGTTCCGGGTAGAGTCCACTCCGTACCTGTCGCCCATCCTGCGGGCGATGACCGACCCCGAGATACACACCATCGTGGTCTTTGGTGCGGTCCAGATGGGCAAGTCCACCCTGCTGGAACTCTGGTCTGCCTTCATCGCCGCGCGAACACCCGGTCCGACCCTACTATTGCAGGATGTGGACTTGAACGCCAAGGACTGGCAGGCGAACCGCCTCAAGCCCATCTGGGAGGCCACGCCAGCCGCGCAGGCGAAGGTCAGCACCACGGAGAAGTCCAACTGGCATACGCACCAGTTCCAGCGATGCACGATGTGGGTGCTTGGCGCGGACAACAAGCGAAACCTGCAACGCCGTTCCATCCGCTTCCTAGGCGGGGACGAAGTGTGGTCTTGGAAGAAGGGTCACCTAGGCGAAGCCCAGCGTCGCCGCACCGCCTTCACATGGAACGGAAAGTCCGTGTTCATCTCGCAGGGCGGTGTCGAGGGTGATGACATCACGAACCTCTGGAATACCTCCGACCGCCGTGAGTGGATGTTCCGATGCCTGTCGTGTCAGACGCTCCAAGCCTACGAGTGGGAGCAGTTGATCTACCCAGAGGATGCCAAGGGCGGCGGAGGCTGGGAAATCGAGAAGGTCAAGAAGGGCATCAAGTACCGCTGTAAGTCGTGCGGTCAGATGCACGATGACTCCTTTGCCGTCCGGCAGGAGATGAACCTCAATGCGGAGTATGTGCCGATGAACCCATCCGCGCCGAAGGGTGTGGTCGGCTTCCATTGGAACTCGCTGTGCGCCCAATGGGGTCTGTCGTGGGGCGACCTTGCGGAAGAAGCCATCAACGCCAAGCGCGCCTACGATGAACACGGGGACGATACGGCCCGCATCGAGTTCAAGCAGAAGCGTCTCGCCGTGTCGTGGGTCGAGAACCCGGACGAGGACGGCGGCGAGGTCTTGCCCAGCGGATACAAGATGTCCGACCCGTGGAACGATGAGGCGGCGATGGTGGACGGCAAGTTGATGCCCGCACCCATCACGGAGGACCACCGCAAGTCAAAGCAGTTCGCTTGGCTACGCTCGCTCAATGTCGATGTGCAACGCAACGGCTACTACGCCGTCTGCCGGAGTTGGGCGACCGATGGCAAGTCCCGTGGTCGGGAATGGGCCTTCCTCGCCACCGAGGACGATCTGCGGGCTTTCCAACTCAAGCATGAGGTATCTAACTTCTTCGTCTTTCTGGACTCGGGCGACGGTCCGAATACTGATGCCGTGTATCGCCTGTGCGCCAAGTATGGATGGAACGCCACCAAGGGCGCGGGCCAGAACGAGTTTGCTTGGCGCATCCAGACCCCCTACGGCATCAAGGTTGCCTACCGTCCCTACTCTCGGGCCAAGGTAATCCAAGTCGGCGCGCAGTCCTGCAAACTGTTCCTGTACTCCAACCTAGTGTTCAAGGATGCCCTTGCCCGCCTACGCAGGGCCGGGGCGCATACCTACCCCGAGGACTTCGGGGACGAGTACCGCAAGCAGATGCAGTCAGAGCATCGGACCAAGAACAACGCCGGAACCCCCATCTGGGTACCCATCGGTGACCGGGCGAACCACCTATGGGATTGTGAAGTTCAAGGCATCCTGTTCGCCATGATGTCGAAGATCATCGGCAAGGGTAAGAACAAGGGGGCTACGGTGGCGGAGGAGAAACCTGCGGTCGAAGCAGAAACCGCTTGACCTGCCCCACCCCAAGGGTAGGTTCCCTACCAGTCGGCGGTTCACGCTCATGGGGTGTCATTGGTGGCTCTAGTGGCGCAAGGTGTGAACCGCCGACCCCTCTCTTTACATCGGGCTAATTCCAAATGGCGCGCGCTACTGGTATTTTCACGATTTTGTCGATTGCCGACATCGAGGACATCGTTGCTCGCGCCGTCGCCCTGCTGAAAGAGGGCAAGACCATGATGGAGTACACCGACTCGGGTACCTCCGTGGTGAAAGGTTGGCCCATCGACATCCAGACGGTGATGCTTGAGGCCCGTTACGCCCTGCAACTGAAAGACCCCCAGAAGTATGGCCCGGTCGATAAGGTTCGTGTCTACAACGGCCTTAACAACTTCCGTTCGATGTAATGAGCAACGCCCCCCGTAAGAAGAAGAAAACGCCCGTAGCCCGCGCCGAGAAGCCCACGCTTCCGAAGGCTGTGGACTTCACGCCGAAGAAGCAGGCGAGCGCGGGGCCGGGTATCTTCAGCAATTTCGAGTCCGCCAAGTTCAGCAACAAGCGTTCTTGGATTTGGTCGTCTTGGCCCCAAGACTTCAAGAAAACCATGACGGTGTTCGACCGCATGGAGACGACCCGCAGGATGCGGTACTTGGAACTCAATGCGGGCCTCATCCGACAGGCGATTGGGGACATGGCATTGTACTCGGTCGGCTCGGGGATCAAGCCGCAGGCGGAGTCCGGCGACGAGGTTTGGGACGATGCCGCCGAAGCCTACTTCCGTGAATGGGCGGAGAAGAACACCGACATCACGGGACGCTACTCGCTCTTTGAACTCCAGCACATCGTCTGCCGTCTGATGGACCGAGACGGCGAGTGCTTCATCGTCAAGACCCGTGGACCCGGTGGTGCGCCCAAGTTGCAGGTCATCGAGTCCCACCGTGTCGGCAACGCCGCCTCTGGCGCGCCGCCCCCCGGCATGGTGGACGGCATCATGTTCGGCCCCTACGGTGCGCCCGTCTACTACAACATCCTGCGTTCGGACGGCTCCAGCCGACAGGTTCCCGCCAACGCCGTCCTGCACCTGTACGAGCCGGAACTAGCCTCCGGCGCGCGCGCTTACAGCCCGCTTCAGCACAGCATCAACAACATCATCGACATGATGGAAATCCTGTCGCTGGAGAAGTTGGCTGTTAAGACCAGTTCGGACATCACCCGCACGATCACCCGTGAGAACCCGCAGTTCGACGGCTCGCAGTCGGACTTTGAAGCCTTCGGGATGCGTCCGCAGGACTACGGCAACAACGGTCTGACCGACCCCAACGAAGCCTCGACCTTCATCGGCGGCAAAATCCTCTCCCTTGCCCCCGGCGAGAAGTTGGAGTCCTTTGAGTCCAACCGCCCCAACCAAGCGTTCACGGGCTTCATCGACCACCTCATCCGTGACTCGCTGTCGGGCTTCCTGCCCTACGAGTTCACCTACGACCCGACCAAGATTGGTGGCGCGTCCGTTCGCCTCATCATCGCCAAGGCCGACCGCAAGTTCCAGCACCGTCAGTCCATCCTCATCCAGCGATTCCTTACCCCGGTCTGGGGCTATGTCATCGGCAACGCCATCAAGGATGGCCTTATCCCCGCCAACGACTACTGGCATCGAGTCCAATGGACTACCCCCCGCCGTGTCACCGTGGACACCGGGCGCGATGCCATCGCCAACCGCGCCGACATCAAGGCTGGCCTCAAGTCTTGGACCCAGCACCAACTGGAGATGGGCAACGACCCGAAGGCGGTCGCCCGTGAACTGTTCGCAGAGAAGGCTCACTTCAAGCAACTCGCCGAGGAGTTTGGCCTCCAAGTCTCGTCCGCCATCATGCCCGAAAATGTGGCTCCCTCCGATGTCGATGCCGCCTACAAGAGCGATGACGAGAAGGAGAAGGACGCTATGGATGACGGCGCGAAGATCGAAGCCGACCCGGACGACCCCAATGTTGGCCCAGACCCCCTAAACGACCCTTCCGATGAATAACCTTCACGCCGCCTACCACAACGGGACTCCGATGCTCATCGAGTCCTACAAGGCCAAGTCTCACCTTGAACGGGTCGCCCAGTTCGACCCCACCGCCATCCAAGCGAACTCCGACATCGAGGAGACGCTGGAACTCATCTTTGGTCCGCGCCCCAAGATGGCGAAGAACGCTGGCCTTGCCGTTATCCCCGTGAAGGGTGTCATCGGTTGCGGCATCAGCGAAATCGACAAGATGACTGGTTCCTGCGATGTCGAGGACATCGAGGAGATGCTGGAGGATGCCGAGCGTGACGACAACATCAAGGTCATCATCTTCGATGTGGACTCCCCGGGCGGCACGGTGACTGGCGTTCCCGAACTCGCCAAGCGTATCCGCAAGTGCAAGAAGCGCACCATCGGCTGGACCTGCAAGCAGGCTTGCTCCGGCGGCTTCTGGCTTCTCTCGCAATGCGATGAGGTCTGGGTCAGCGGCTCGTCCATTGTGGGCAACATCGGTTGCTTCATGGGCTTCCTCAACGAAGCCAAGGCGTACGAGATGGAGGGCTACAAGGTCGAGTTGTTCAAGTCTGGCTGGGCGAAGGCCGCTGGCTACCCCGGCACCGAGACGACCCCCGAGCAGAAAGCCCTGTTCCTTGCCGATGTGAAGGAGACGCACGACTGGTTCATCCAAGATGTGTCCTCCGTCCGCACGATGGCGAAGGTCGAGGATATGCAGGGCCAATGCTGGTCTGGTCGCCAAGCCGCCGCCAAGTTGCTGGTCACGGGCATCAAGGACTCCCTCGATGACCTGCTCATGTACATTGAC